CGCGCGAACGACCCATGCAGCCCTGGCGCAAAAGGACCCGTAAAGGTGCCCCCCTGCCCCTGTGAGGCGCCTCTGCCCCCTGCTGTGTGGTGACCCCTAGCGCGCGGTCTCAAGCGCCTTCTGGAGGCTGCTGCGGAGGTAGTCACCGAATCGGCGCTGTGTGACCTTGCCAGCGATCTCACCGATCGGGAAGCGGCGCTGATAGCGCGCCTGCTGGTCGATGGCGATGAAGTACGGGAACAGCTGCCCGCGGCTGCGGCGGTAGATACCAGCAGGGCGGTTGCCGCCCTTGGGTGTGCCGACGAAGAACGTGCCTGTGCCAGTGGTTGCCAGTCCCTTCTGGATGCGGCGGATCGTGGCAAGGCTGACGTTGCCCTGCGCGTTGAGCCTGACTAGCGACGTGGGCACCAGCTGGCTGTTCTCAGGGATGCGGCGTGTGCCGACCACTTCGGACAGGAACTTGCGCTCGAAGCCTTTCTGCGCGCGCTCGCCGCCCTGGATGCCATACCGCAGATAACGGGCACGGTCACGGCCAGGAGCGGCCTCGGCGTAGACGATGGCCTCTAGGTTGCGCTTGCTCGAGCGCTGTACGTAGAAGGCGTTCTGCGTAAAACGGGTCGGGTTCTGGAAGTACTGCCGCGTCGAGCTGTTGATCGCAGTGCGGGACTCAAACGCGACGCTGTTGAGCGCCTGGCTGATTGCGAACGGGAGCTGTTTGGTCATCGTGTCGGTCCACACGATGGCCTTGGGCAACTCTGAGCGGATGTCGAGTGTGATGGCAGCCATGCGCCAAGGGTAGGCCGGCAGGCCATCCAGGCTCCTACCAACCTCCCAACCTCGCCTACCTTGCCTATATAGCTCCTTTTTTCTCTACCTCTCCTTTTCATTACCCTTTATTCAATAGGTTAGTAGGTTAGTAGGGTAGGTAAAAGGGCTGCAGGGCAATGGGTTTCGACTCTCCAACCTCATTTTGAAGGTTGGACAAACACCCATTTGTTCCTACCTCCCAACCATGCGCGCTTCTTTTCGTAACCCAGCTCACGCAGGATCCCGGCCACCTGCATCTGGTCGGCACGCCCTTGGCGCTCGACTGGCTTGTTGATTGCCTGGGTCAGGATGGCCTCGCTGGTGATCGGTTCGGTGCTCCTGCGGTTGGTCAGCCACTCCTGGATCGCGGCCTTCCATGGGCTATCGACGAGGTAGGTCTCGTTCTCGGTGTCCACCTGCTGCGCGTGCTCTCGGCTGAGATGGTTGGGGTCGCCGTTGCGGTAGGCGGCGACGGCTGCCGCCCAGATGGCATCCCGCTCGAGCAGCAGGCCATCGACGGGGATATGCGGGGCGGCTGTCACAGGGATGACCCAGAAGCGGCGGTTGCCGGTGTCATCGACCAAGAAGCCGGTGTCCCGGTTGGTAGAGCCGACGATGATGGATCGGCGTGGGAACGACTCGGTGGCGCGCTGGTATGGCGCGCGGAACATGTCGGTCTGTTGGGTCAGGAAGGCCTTGATCTGACCAGCGTGCTTTCGACCGGTGATGTGATCCAGCTCTGCCCATTCCATGATCCAGGAGCGGTGCAGGACCATCAGGTCGTCCTTTGATCCGATATCGCGCAGGGCATCGCTGAACCAGAGGCCGCCAAGGTTGCGCCAAAAGGTGCTCTTACCGCAGCCCTGCGGCCCCATCAGAACGCAGGCCGAGTCATGCTTGCAGCCGGGCTCAAAGATGCGACGAACCGCGGCGATCAGGGTGGCCTTGATCATCGCGTCGTAAAGACTGCCTGGTTGGTCCGTGGGGCGCAGGTAAGCGGTTGCGAGGTTTTCGATCGATGTGGCTGGGACGTGATCGGCAACGTGCTCTAAGTATTCGCGAACGGGGTCGTAGGGATTCTCAAGCGCGACGACATGGATCGCATCGGCTGCGAGTTCTTTGGAAACCTTGACGCCCTGCTGGGCGAGTTGCAGATAGAAGTGATCAATGTGTTCGACCGGCTTCTGGTCGAGTTCGATGGCTGAAGTGAACAGGTTCCAGCGAAGTGCGGCGCCGAGTTGCTGGCGCAGCAGCTCCAGCAACTGATTTGATTCGAGCTTCAGGAGCTTGCCGTCTGCCGCTGTAGGCTTGTTGGCGTCATGCTCCTGTGGGTGGGAGAACTGCTGACGCCGTCCGGTCGTGATAGCTGGGCGGCTTTTTTCATGGCCGGCCATGTGAGCAAGGGTGCCGAGGCTGACGCCGCCGGTGTCGGCCTTGAAGGTGCGCCATTTGGCTTCGCAGGTGCCGGGCTCGAACTTGCCTGAACTGGCCGACCAGCTGACCCAGTCCTGCAGGAGGCTGTCATCACCGACGCTGTGAAGCGCCATGCCGACCTTGACCCAGGTGTCATAGTCATCGGCATCCGCTGCTGGGATGCGGTCCAGGAAGTCTCGGGCGCGTTGAGCATCAGGCTCTGGGATTCGGATCAGCGGGGCTGGGTCCGGCTGCTTGCGTTGCATCTGCTGCAGCAGGACCGATGGCGCTTCTGCGATGGGCAGATCATCGGGTGATCGATCTTTGAGCCAGCGGTAGGCGCCGGTCATGGGATGAGCGCCGGCCACTACGGACTGGCAGCCAGACCAGCGCAGTTCAAGCTGCTCGCCCTTGATGGAGCTGCGCAGTTTGGTGGTCTTGATCGTGGCCCAGAACGGTTCGGGGACCTGATAGATGATCTGCAGCCGGCCGTCGCGGCCAGAGGTGACCGCCCATGACTTCGGCAGATCACGCAGCGGCGCACCGATCTGCTCGAGGACTTCGGATGCGCCGAGGCCGTCGTGATCGACGAACAGCAGACCACCGGATTGTGGGCCCGCTAGGACGCCGATTGCAACGGCGCGACCGGCGTTGATCTCAGCGGCGAGGTGCTGGCGCGAGATTGGGTTCTTCTGCCATTCGGGCTGATAGGGGCGTTTGTCGTTGCCGACGGCTACAAGCGCCCACGCGGATGGGAGCCGCTCGAGCTGAGCGACGAGGCTGATCGGGTCCATGCTGGCCTGTGGGGTCCCGAAGTTTAGCTATCAGGTTGGCAGGTTGGAGAGTAGATCTTCAGCATCTGAAACAGAACGCGCGACGCCGGCGACCCCACCAGCCCCACGCACCACGCCCAGCCAGGCCTGCTGCTCTGGTCTGAGCCGGCCGGTGGCGGTCTTGATCTCGATGGATGTGAACACGGCGATGCGCTGGCCGACCATCTCAGGGGTCACGGTGACGGTGCGCCAGCCGATCAGATCAGCAGACCCACGAGCCAGGCCGAACGTAACCAACCGGCCGGTGCGCGGATCGGGCAGGCTGCCCACCTGATTGCGAAACAGTCGCAGATCAGATCGGGAACCGACCGCCAGGCGTATCTGCTGCTGCAGGGTGGTTTCGGCGTTGGCCATCCAACAGCGTTAGCTGGTGCATCACTGGCGGCAGGTTAACGGCGCCCCACTGCTCGGCCATGGCGTCGGCTATGCCTTGATAGGTGCGGCTGCGTTCCTTCCATCGATCTGGACCAGGCGGCATCGCAAGGATCCGCTGTTCCCGGCCATCGACCGCTTTGGTTGCTTTTAACCGTGGCAGGTTTTTCAGCCACAGGCATGTGGTCTTTGTTTCACCGTGACCAAACTGCCATGGCTGGATGATCTGATCTGGTTTGCGGATTGCGGTGCTGATTATGCTGACCGGGTTTTCAATGCACCAGCGGGCGATTGGCGCGTTCATCAATAGCCGGACGAAGTCCAGCGCGTGATCAGTCAGAGCACGGTCTCGACGGCCTGATGTCGTTGCCCACATGCCACTAACCGCCAGATAGGTGCATGGAGGATGAGCCACCATCAAGTCCCAACCGTTGCCGAGCACCTCTTCAACTGGCTGCTGCAAGTGCCAGCGGGGATCAGCCTCGCAATCCAAAAGATCGCAGCTCCATGCATCGTGTCCATGGCGGCGAAACGCATCACGCACGCGGGCGCTGTACTCGCAGGCGACGAGGACTCGCATCGTTATCGCCCCTTCAGCGACCGGGCGTAAAGCACATGCTTGGCCCACGCTACGGGGTTTCGCATGTTGCGGGCATGGCCGATGGCGATGAGCTGCTGGAGAGTTTGGGCTTTGCCTTGCTCGCGGCGGCGCAGCTGCACATCGATGCGCTTCAGCTCCTTTAGCTCGCCGTCCACCTGCTGCATGGGACGGCGCTGCTCTGGCGCGCAGTTCGCCCCGCACACCGGGCATTGCGGCGCCGGCCTGAACGCAGCGAAGCACGCGGGGCATGTGCGGACTGATGGCGCTGGCGGGCTGCCGCTTGCGCGCTTGGCGCCATGCTCGAGCGACCACTGGCGGATCTGATCAGGGAAGCCGTGACGGGTGACGTTGCCGACGTGATCGAGGATGATCGCGGCGTCTTTGCCTGGCGCTGGGCGCAGCACGCGGCCGACCTGCTGGAGGTACAGGCCGAGCGACTGGGTGGGTCTGAGCAGGATGGCGACGCTGGCGGCCGGGATGTCGAAGCCTTCTGAGACCACGTCAACCGTCACCAGCACGCGGATGGGTCCAGCGGCAAACGCGGCGACCACGGCATCCCGATCAGCCGTGCCGCCCAGCAGCAAGGCTGCGCTAATCCCTGCCGTCTCAAATGCGTCTCGAACCGATTCGGCATGAGCGACGTTGCAGCAGAACGCGATCGCCTGCTGTGCCCCTGCCAGACGTTGGTAGTGGCTGATTGCATCGCCGGTGACTGTTGGCCGGGTCATGGCGGCCGCGGCCTGGTCGTTGGCGTAGTCACCAGCACGGCGGCGCAGCTGGGACAGATCGGCCACCATCGGCGGCGCAAAGATCCGCGCGGGTGATAGGTAGCCGGCAGATGTGAGCATTTGCACTGATGGCCCTTCGATGAGCGCATCGAAGCTGTCGCCAAGCCCGCGGCCGTCAAGCCGGCAGGGTGTAGCGGTGACGCCCAGGCGCAGCGCGCCAGGCCAGTGGCCCAGGATGCTGGACCACGAGCCAGCGGCGGCGTGGTGTGCTTCATCGATGATGATTAGACACGGCTCCCAGTCGAGTGTGGCGAGCCGGCGCACGAGCGTTTGCACCGATGCAACTTGTACCGGCTGCTGCGATGGCTCGATGCCAGCGGCGATGATGCCGTGCTTTACCCCGGCGGCAGCAAGTTTGCTGCTGGCCTGATGGATTAGCTCACGGCGATGCACAAGGATGAGCACTTTGCGGCCGCGGGCTGTGGCGCTGGCGGTGATGGCCGCCAGGATCACGGTCTTGCCTGCCCCGGTCGGCGCCACCAGCAGCGGGGCACGAGCGCCTGAGCGGTAGGCATTGCGAAGATCCTCGATCGCGCGGTGCTGGTAGGGGCGCAGATTCATGCCACAGCTTCGGTTGCTTTTTGGACATGCGACAGTGCGCGCTTGATCTTTGTTGCTGCTGATGGCTTTCTAGTGATGGCCAACTGTTGCAGTTTCATCAAGGCATGTTGTGCCTGTTTTAGACGATCAGTAGCATCACGCCAGGCGCTTTCGTACAGGTCAAAGTCCTGCACTACCACTTCGCCAGGTATGTAACTACCAACGGCGCTGATATGAACAAAGCTCGGATGCGCTTGATCGTCGCGAATGATCTCGACTGAGCGGATCATGGTCCGCGCTTGATGTTCACGATGCAGTTCTGCGGCGACTTCATCGTTCCACTCAAAAGCTGGATGGAGTGGTGCGTCATCCGGCCTGGCTTCATCGACCACTAGAGGGGCGGTGAGTTCGCCGTTGTCTTGGTAGATGCGGTGCAGTTCATGACCGACCGTTTGAGCATCAACGCCAGCAACACGCCAGCCGTTACGAAACTGATACTGATTCATGGTTTGAAATAGTAAAAAGAAAGTGGCGCAGCCGTTGCCGGCCACGCCGAACCGTTGCTAGCGCTGCCAGCGCAGCCAAGTCACGCCTGCCGTGCCCTACCACGCGCCGCCAGGCCTCACCCGGCCATGCCATGCCTGCCGCGACTTGCCCATCCGGGCCAATCCACGCCATACCACGCCTGCCATGCCGCGCCTCGCGCCGCCAGGTCAGGCCTCGCCAGGCCATGCCTGCCGAGCCCTGCCCGTCCGAGCCCTGCCACGCCATGCCTGCCGTGCCCAGCCCAACCTCGCCAGTCCTCGCCAGGCCGGGCCTCGCCTGCCATGCCACGCCCCACCAGGGCGGGCCTCGCCTCGCCTTACCAGCAATACCGTGCCATGCCATGAGTTGCATTGCTGGTGGCAAGAATCAGAGGATCTCGAACAGACCGAAGCCCAGACCGGCGCTCATCTTCGAGTCAGGCCGCCCTTCACCAATGCCAACCTGAAGACCAACGCGTGAGATCAGGTTGACCACATCTTCGGCAGTCAGCATCCCAGCGTCGTAACGGATGCGCAGCGTGGCACCCCATTCGCGATAGAGCGGCCTGCAGCGCAGATCGACGACTCCAGTGGCGTTGCGCGTTGGTGCCACCCATGGTTCAGCTACACCGCTGGTGAGCCTGACCAATGGCGCGCCATCGACTCGATCAAAACCATCTTGCTCGACCATGAACGCCAGTTTGGCGTGCGTCATCTTGAAGCCGCACGCTCGACAGGCGCTGATGGCAGCGTTTCTGAACGCAGCGGCATGGATACCTTCCCATCCTTCGCCAGCGATGTGCTTGGCACCCTCGTAGAGGGCATCGAAGTCTTTGGGGTCGCGGGTTTTCTTGGACTTGGCGGTGCTGCCAGCCTCTTGTGTCTGGCGCATGATCTCCATGGCCTTGGCGCTGAAGCGATTGATCACCAGCGGCGCAGTGCCACGGATGTTCAGGCTGATGCGACGGAAGTCTGGCGCCGTGATCGCCACGGCAGTTGTTGCTGTTGCCATTGCTGGTCTGTGTGTTGTGTGGTGCCGGCTGTGCCGACGCTTCAGACCATAACCCACATCCTGTAGCATTGGCAAGCAACCCGCCGCACCCCATGGAGAACGCCGACTATCACGCGCACCCGGCCGTGAGCAAGTCAGGGCTCGACCTGATCGCTCGCAGCCCGCTGCATTACTGGGCGCGCTATCTCGACCCGAACCGGGTGCCGACTGAGCCGACGGCTGCGATGCGGCTTGGGACTGCTGTCCACACGCTGACGCTTGAGGCCGATCAGTTCGAGAATCGTTACGTCACAGCGCCGGTGGTCGATCGCCGCACCAAAGAAGGCAAAGCCCGCTGGCTTGACTTCGAGACTGAGGCTGCTGGCCGCGAGCTGATTAGTGCCGACGATCGCGCCACGATCAGCCGCATGGCTGAGGCCGTCTGGCGGCATCCAGCCGCGGCGATGCTGCTGCATTGGCAGGGCAAGGCCGAGACCACGCACATGTGGACTGATGCCAGCACTGGCGTCGAATGCAAGTGCAGGCCGGACTGGCTGACCAATGACGGCAACCTGATCGTTGACCTGAAGACAACTGAGGACGCCAGCCCTCGCGGCTTTCAACGCAGCGTGGCGAACTACCGCTACCACTGCCAAGCGAGTTGGTATCTCGATGGAGTGCAGGCCGCAACGGGTCATCGGCCAGATCAGTTCATCTTCATCTGTGTCGAAAAGAAACCGCCGTTCGCTGTGTCAGTCATGGCAGCCGATGCGGAGATGATCCAGATCGGCGCCGAAACGGCTGCGCGCGACCTTGAGGTGTACGCCACCTGCAAGGCGGCTGACGTGTGGCCGAGTTACAGCGATCAGATCGAGCCGCTCAGCCTGCCTGCATGGATGCGGCCCCGGGCTGATGGCTCACTTCCCAACCCACCTGAGATCGAGACCTACTGATGGAATCCACAGCACTCACCACCACCAGCACCGGATCGGTGTTCAGCGGCATTCAAGCCTTCGAGGATGCCCAGCGCATCGCCAAGGCGTTGGCCAGCAGCACGCTGATCCCGCCGCAGTTCCAAGGACAGCAGGGATTTGCCAACTGCTTGGTTGCGCTTGAGATCGCCAACCGAATGGGCATCAGCCCGTTTTTGGCGATGCAGCACCTGCATGTGATCCACGGCCGGCCGAGCTGGTCGAGCAGTTTCATCATTGCGATGGTGAATGGTTCTGGCCGGTTCAGTCCCTTGCGGTTTGAGATCAGCGGCGAAGGCGACAGCCTGGCCTGTTATACGGTCGCGACTGATCTGGCCAGTCAGCAGGAACTGAAAGGGCCGACCATCACAATGGCGATGGCCAAGAAAGAAGGATGGTCGACGAAGTCGGGCAGCAAGTGGCAGACGATGCCGGAGCTGATGATCCGCTATCGGGCCGCAGCGTTCTGGGGCAGGCTGTACGCCAGCGACATTCTGCTTGGGATGCAGAGCCAAGAAGAAGTGGTGGACATCGAACCGGTCAAGGTGCGCACGGCTGAGCCTGAACTGCCCAAGACAAGCCTCGACGACCTGAATGCACAGATCACCGTCGAGCCTGAGCCTGAACCGGTGGAGGTGGTCAGCGATGAACTCTTCTGATTATTTGACCGGTCCCCAATTGGCTGAGCGTTGGGGGCTGCACCCCGACACATTGATGCGCTGGCGCAAGGCGGGCAAAGGTCCGCCGTACTTCAGGACCCCTGGATTCGTGCTCTACCCCCTGGCCGAGGTGGAGCAATACGAAAAGGCCAACACCATTATCCACGATCAACCATGAGCTTTAAAGCAAACGGCGCACTGTTTCGCAACACTGAAGAGAAGCTGCGCACCCGTTTGGGTGATCGCTTCGACGCAAGCAAGAATTATCCGATGTATGACGGTGTGATCAGCGTGCCGGCCGACCAGGCCTATGCGCTGGCCAACTACCTGATGAACGCGCAGCCGAACGATCGGGGCAACATTCCGATGCGGATCAGCGGCTGGCGCAAGGAGCCACAAGGCGGCGGTGACGCTTATGTGTCGATGTCGATCGAGCCGGACTACAAAACCCAGAAGGCGATCGAGGAAGCTGCGGCCACGACGGTGCCTGCTGCAGCCGCCAGCCTGGCGCAGGCCACCGGCGGCACGGTGATTCAGGCGGACGTGTTCTGATTCATCAGCATCAGCTCCAGGCGCGCGATCTCATGGACCGCCGCTTGGAGCATTTCTTGCTGGCGGTAGTTCTGCCGTAGCAGTTGCGCTGCCAGCTTGCCGACGGTGCCATGTTCGGCCAGGCCGCGGCAGTTGCTCTCAAGCTTGAACAGCCGCTCTGCTCGGATCTCGACCTGCATCCATTTCCCGAAGTCCATCGATCTGGGGCAGTTGCCCCATGTTGCCCATGATTTGCCCAGACTGTCGCAGCAAGAACCACAAGGTCCCGGTCACCAATGGCCAGATGGACGATCAGATCGTTCGCAAGCGCGTCTGTGGCGACTGTGGCCATGTCTGGTTCACGGTCGAGACCATCGTCCCTGACCATGCGATCGGATGGTCCGGCACCCTGCAACACAAGCCAGTGCTGCGGGTGTCGGTTGAGGTGACGACTGGCATGGTCCCCATCGGCGGCGCCCAAGTTGAAGATGTAACGGAATGCGACAGTCAGGGGTGACGGTGCACTGTCTGCGGTGTATCGTTTGCGCACGGCCGAGAGGCCACCACCCACCCCACCATGACCACCAATCCCTGGATCAACCGCTGCGCTGCCTTAGCGCTGCTGTTCATGATGTATGCCGTCGGCATCAGCGTCGGCCGCGATCAAGCCGCCGAAGCGCATCACAATCACCCCGCTTGCCATCAGGGGCTGAAGCCATGACCGCAAAAAAATCAAACCTTAAAAAGGCAGCGCTTGCACTCGTCGCTCCAACAAAACAGCATGGCCACGAAATCCCCATTTGTTTTAACGAAGGCGCGCTCGCCATTATTCGTCGTGCATTGAAGGCGCTACCCGATGACTGAACGTCGCTTCTACTTCCAGATTCGCAGCGCCAATGTGATCGAAGCGATCACGGCGCACACCCTGACCGAAGCCAAGCAGATCGCTGAGCAGTCAGGCTGGCTGCCTTGGTGGTCTGAGATCGAATGGCTCAACCCTGAAACCGTCACCGATCCTGCAATCCATGAGTGACACGATCGGCGCAATGCTCCCTTGGGCATGGCATGAAGAACCAGACGACAGCAAACACGGCGAAGGCATTAGCCGGCCGCGGCATGGCGCTCAGACGCGCGAGTACCGCGTGCTGGTTCGCAAGGCTCACACGCAGCCGATGGTCTGGATCACGCAGGCTGAGACCAAACGCCACGCGCTGCGGTATGCGCAGAACCGTTGGCCGAATGCAACGGTGGAGGTTATGAGCTGATGTGCCCAGCTTGCAGCAGCGACGACACCTGCGTGATTGAGTCGCGCATCACTGCCGCCGGCAACCGCCGTCGCCGCCATGAATGCAACGCTTGTCACCACCGCTGGACTACCTTGCTTCATGGTGTCGCGCCCCCTCGGCCAAGTCAGTTAGAGAAAACCAAGCTGACGGCCACGCAGATCCGCGCAATCCTGCTCGACAAGCGGCCACACCGCACGGTTGCCCGTGAGTTTGACCGCAGCTATGAAGCAATCCGCCAGATTCGTTTTGGTGCCATCCACGCCCAGGTCCACCCTGAGATCCCCAGATGGGAACAGCCCATAGTCCCAGTGGCATCTGATGCCAGCTGCTACAAGTGCCAGCACTGGGCGCAACGCTGCACTTTTGACTACCCCGATCCGATTGAGGAAGGGCCGGGCTTTGCCAACGACTGTGCCATGTACGAACAATGACCGACCACATCCGCGCCAAGCTCGAGGCCCTCATCAGCGACTCGAGCATGTTCAACGCCGGCCAGCTCGAGGAACGCCGCCGTGTTCAGCTGCTGCTGACTGCAAGGGTGGACGAGCTGCGGAGCGGTCCTACCGTGCCGCAGGTGAGCGCGATTTGCGCTGAACTGCTCAGGATCCGCCAAGCCCTCGAACCATGCTGAACAGCAGCCAACTCGAACAGCAACGCTCCGACATGCTTGAAGCTCTGTACCACGCGAGCGGCCGAACCTGCGGCACCTACACCGGGCTGTGGCAGGAGTTCAGCCGCGACATCGCCGCCAACTTCCGCGACACTGACTACGCCGACCTTCACGCCGCCTGCGTGCTGGCGATTGGCGAGGCCGAAAGCCATCTGGCCGATAAGCACGCCCAGCAGTGCATCCGCATCTGCCGGCAGTTCTTGCTGAGGGGCAAATGGCTTTGATCCGTTGGATGTCGAGCCATCAGACGGCTCGCGAGCTAGGCATCTCTGTACGCACGTTGCGCCGGTGGCGCGAATCTGGTCGGCTCAAACCTGGCGAACATTATCGACGCAAAGGACCATCGCCTGACAGCGACGTTATCTACAACGTGGCTGCTTGCGTGCAGACCATTGACGACTTCACGCGCGATCGCGCCATGGAGCTGGGGCATGTCTGATCTGATCAACCATCCCGACCACTACAACCAAAGCGAGATCGAGTGCATCGACGCGATCCAGGCGGCGCTGGCGCTCGATGAGTTCCGCGGCTACTGCAAAGGCAACATCCTGAAGTACGTCTGGCGCGAACGGCACAAGGGCGGCGCGCAATCCTTAATGAAAGCCCGGTGGTATCTGGACCGCCTTATCGGCACCATGGAGCCATGAAACTGCCCCACCTCAACTGGCTCGAGCGCTGGGCGTTGCGGCTTCTGCACCGCAGCCCGCGGATGTCGCTCGTCATCGCCAAGCCGATCAACAGCACCCTGATCTCATGGTCGGCGCTCGAGGATGACGAGCTGGCCATGGTGATCGCTGAGGATCTGCTGCTCATGCCAGACGATGACGAGCCGTTGTCGATGCAGCTTGAGCGCATCTATCACCAGCCGTCCTACGGCGAACGCGAATGATCAGCCTGTACGCCGGCCGTCTGCTGCTGGTGTGCAGCTGCAGCTCCCGCAACTGGCAGGCTCATGTCTTGCTGGGTCCAAAGCCTGAGCTGCAGATCAAGACTGATACAGGTACCGTGCACTTGCCCACGGCGCTTGAGCGGGCGCAATCGGTCTACCGGATGGCTGTGACGCAGCTGCGGCCTGCTGATGCGCCGCGCATGTGCTGGGACTGCCTGCAGTGGGATATGCGCATCCAAGGATGCGACCTGAATCTGCCAGAAGCGAAGCGCAGCGGCGGCCGCTATGCGCCGCGCTGTGAGATGTTCCAGCCATGCCGCGCGAATGGGTGACTGCCACGCGCGAGCCGTGGTGCCCACTGATCAAGGAATGCCTAGCCGCGATCGATCGGCACAACCGTCTGTTCTTCCAGACAGGCGACCGCTGGCATCTTCTGCAAGCTGAACGGCTGCGGCAGTATGTGATCGAGCTGAAGGACTGGATCAGCAGCCATGAGCGAAGCGCAGGTGCTGAGCCGTATTGACCGCGATGGCGGTTGGATCGAGACGTTAGAACCAGAAGGCGGCGGGGAACTGTACTACCGCAGCTGTGCCCACGGTATGTGCCGCTACTCGAGCGACCTATGGCAGGCTGAGCTGTATCTGGATCATCTGCTAGCCCGATGACGCTGGTCTACTTAGCCGCCATGTACTGGCTGATCTGTGCCTTGGTCATCCTGCTGCTGAGCAAAATCCTGCCCTAGCCACTGGGCAATCGCCCACTCGCTGAATGCCGACCAGAACGGCTGGGCGCGATACCAGTCGATCCATGGTTTGTGGCCCTTGCGGCTGTTGCAGCCGAGGCAACAGGCGACCATGTTGGCCCTGACCGTCAGGCCGCCGTGCACCTTTGGGATGACGTGGTCGAGCGTGGGGCTGCGGCCCAGCTCATCGCCGCAGTAAGCGCAGCGATAGTTCCAGGCGAGTAGGACCTGATCGCGCGCTGAGCGTCGAGTGACGAGCCTGGTGCCATCAATGTGCGCTTTGTCCACTGAGATCCGGCGGCAGGGGCATGGCCTGAACCTCGAGGCTCAGGATGTCGTCGTCGTCGTGAACGTGTTCCGCTATGCGGCTGTAGACATCAGCGGGTAGGTTCTCAGGGTCAGCGTCTGAGCGCACCACAACGGTGGCCTTGACCTCGACGATGAACGCCTGCATCGGTTGGCCGCTGCTGCCCCAACGGTAACGGGCGCGACCGTATCAACCTCCTATGATCCGCCAGCTACACCACCCACCCATGACTTACATCCTCGACCTCGGCCCTTGGCACGTCGGGCCGTTCCCGACCCACATCGCCGCGCAGCATTGGGCTGAGCGCCATGGCGTCGATGACTATCGGATGATTCCGCTCGACGATCCAGCCGAAGCGCCGATCAGGATCGCAAGGCTCAATACAGCTAAGATTGAGGTGCTCTAGCGGGTTGCAGCCCCTAGAGCGTGACCACCTGCAATCACCAGGCGATGCAAGAAGTATGGCAGCCCGTGCCGGGTTTTCAGGGCTTTTATGTGATCAGTAATTGGGGTCGCTGCATCAGCTTTGCTCGGCGCACCCCACGGATATTAAAACCATCGCGTTGCAAGGCCGGTAATGACAGGCGTTATTTGGTTTACAACCTTAAGCCTGCGCCAATGCAGCAAAAAATGGTAAAAGTTCATCGTTTGGTTGCGGAAACATTTATCCCAAACCCTGACTGCAAACCGCAGGTCAACCACATTGATGGAGATCCAACCAATAATCGGGTAGACAATTTGGAATGGGTCACCGATTCAGAAAACAAGGCTCACGCCCGTTTGCTCCGACTGGCCGCTTAATACGGCCAGCGCACCCTAGGCCGGCCCTTGCGGATGCCCAGATGGATGAAGCCCTTAGGCGCGCCATAGCCGACGCTGAACGGCCACTCTCGATCCACCCATGCCTGCACCTTGTTGATGTCAGCGCCATGGATGAAGAAGTCCACCGCGCCGACGCTGGGCGCGTCATAGAGGTGCTCTGATCCACTGGCGCCACCAACCTGTCGGTTGATTGCTGGCGGCCTGTAACCAGAGGTGATCACGATCGGCTTGCCGCCGAACGCTATCCGCACCCGCTCGAGAAATGCCGCCAGTTCGGCGGCGGTGTCCAGCTGATGCTGATGGTCGAAGCGGCGCGCTTCCTGATCAAGCGCGAACTCGCCCAGTCGGATGTGCGGCGTGATCCGCAGATCAAACGAGCTGGCGGGCGTGAGCTTGGCAGGTTGCCGCTCAACCTCAACCACCTTCAGGTGTCCCTTTGCCCATAGCTTGCCTTCAGCCTCGCGGCGGCGCCTTAGGCCAGCCTCGACGTTGGTGCCGGGGTTGCGGTAGAGCAGCAACGCGGCCGGCACTGCATCCCAGTCCTTCTCACGCAGCTCGCGGCTGATCGTCTCAAACCCGGTCGAGCCGTACCAGCCACTGCCTAGGTTGTAGGCAAAGCTCACCAGTGCGCATTGCTGGTGATCGGCCATCTCGCGCCAGTGGGGTACCGTCTCGCGCAGCTTGGCAGCGATCCGGTCCACCTCCTGCCGCAGCAGCATGTCGGCTTCGACCCGGTTTAGCTTGTCGCCTTTCTTGACCTTGCGGCCGTCGCCGTAGCGTGTCGTGCCCCAGCCGATCGTCCACGGCTCGCCGCCGCTCAGCGGATCAGGGTAAGCATCGAGATGACAGCCCTCAAACTGCTGGATCAGCTTCAGCGCATCGCTCAGATCAACCTGCTTGCCGTCTTGGCTCCAGGTGGCGAACCACGTCCGATCACGACGCATCGCGGCGGCGTAGCCGTTCACGGCCAGGTCCTGCTCGAGCTGCTGGATCGCTGCAGCCTGATGCGGTTGGTTCTTGTAGTAACGAAACAGCGACTCGAGGGTGATCGGCGCAGTGTTGGCCACGATCAGCGGCGCTTCGGGAACATCAGCCGCGCAGCCTGCAGCAGCAGCTGAATCCAGCTGTTGGACTTCAGCGGGCTGATCGCAATGATCTCACTGCCAGCAGCAAGAACGATGGCGATGACGGCGACAGTTTGCGCGTCCATGACTAACCGTGTGGGCGTGCCTCTAGCGTAGCCACCCGCTGTTCAACGCCATTCAAACGGGCAAATGTTTCTTTGCGGTCTGACTTGATGTCGCCATGGAGCACCTCCAGTTGCGTGGCGATGTGCTCCACTGCAGCGGTGAGCCGGATCACTGCATCACGAGCTTCGTCGCTGCGGCGGCTGAAGCCCATCGCGCCCATCGCGGCCACGCTGATGGATGCCCCAGCAACAGCAGCGATCAGCTCGATCATGCATTCAGGTTAGCGCTTGCTGCCATGGCATCCCGCTGGCCTTGCTGGGATGACGCTGCTCGTCAAGCTGCGCCTGCAGGGCGGCCTCAATCTCGGTGACCTTCTCAGCACCGAAGGCATCCTGGACCCAGCCGATCACCATCTGCTCAGTCAGGTCGGCATACGGGATCAGCTTGTCCGGGCGCTCAAAGCCCAGTGAACCGTAGGCGCCGCTGCTGTAGGTGCCGTCTTCGGCCGAAAGCGACCAATGAGCTGTCATCACGAACCCGTCGGCGGTCTCGCGTTCCAGGTTGGCGATGTGCCAGGTAAAGGTGGTGGCCATGAGTTGATGGGTGATGGTGGGAGTTTAGGACGGGTGTCTAGTGAAGGTGACTAGGCACCTCCTAATTAAGAGAAAATTAGGAGGTCATTAGGGAGTAGGTCTAAGAGGTCTAGGCAATACCAGCATCAGCGAGACGCTGTTCGAGAACCTCAATGCGTTCCATTGCTTCCTGCAGCGCCTTCACTGCCTTCATGTAGAGCACCGAATAGTTGACCGACTTTGTGACGGTGCCAAGGTCGTTGCCGTCTTCGTCGCGGTCGGGTGATTCACTGACGAGGCCCGGGGAGACAAGTTCAACTTCCTGCGCGATCAGGCCGATTTGAGTGTGGGTCTGTTGGTTTGTTTCCGCCTTGAAGTTGTATTTGCGGACCTGCAGTCCCTTGAGGTCATCCCATTGGGAGCCAGCGTCAACAATGTTCTCTTTAAGTTTAATATCAGAAAGAGAACCATAGGAGTTGTTGGTATTTAGGACATTGCCATTGTTAATAACCTGAAAACAATTTGTCCCAGAGTAAGCAGATCCTGATGAATGTGCCCCATAGATTAGATATTGAGTGGATGCAGTCGTGCCTGAAGACCACAGGCCAAGCGTCGGGATACCGCTGCCACCAAAAGCAGCAGTATCAGTTCGCATATCAAATCGCCCGTAATGGCTAATCCGCATCCGCTCCGTCGGGCTGCTCGCTCCGTCGGCGGTAGTGGAGAACGTTAATGCGCCTGGGGTGTCACTCGTACTTCCCCAAGTTGCATCAGATAGGCATTGAATACGCGCCGCTACAGTTCCATCGTTTGCGCCGAACTGAATCTTTCCAAGATCAGCGCCAACGTTGGCGCCGATGGCAGCAGTATTAAGTCCGCGCCTTAAGTAGATACAACCAGCAGCGTTGGCAGAGGTAGCGTCACCTTGAAGCTGAAGCGTAAAATCGCCCTGCGCAGTAGACGTGCCAACTAACAGGCGTCCCGAGTTGTCCCACCGGCCTCGCTCAGTCAACCCACCACCAGTGCTTTGTGTTGCAAAAGCAATGCCGGTGTTGTTATTTGTTCCGTCTGTTTCTAAAA